AGTATAAACCAAATAAAGATATTGTAAGAAATAAAGTAAATTTAGGTTTTAAAAGATATGATAATAAAGGATCAATTTCAAAAATAATATAATAGATGCAAATTTATACAAATACAAATAGCGCTTTTCCGGACCAGGTAGTACCAGATGCAGAAAAAGCAACGTGGGAGTATGGTCTTCAAGTAGGTAGAGCTATTGAAGGAGAATGGTTCACTAATTATCGTGGTGCTTACAGGTTTAATACTAATTATAATAACTTTCATAATTTAAGGTTGTATGCTAGAGGCGAGCAGTCTATACAAAAGTATAAAGATGAATTATCTATAAATGGTGACTTATCTTATTTAAACTTAGACTGGAAGCCTGTTCCTGTTATACCTAAGTTTGTTGATATTGTTGTTAATGGTATATCTCAAAGAAATTACGATATAAACGCCTATGCTCAAGATCCTGAATCACTAAAGAAAAGAACTGACTATGCCTCTGGTTTATTAAGAGATATTAATGCAGAAGCTTTTATAGCTAAGATACAGCAAAAAACAGGAGAAAATATGTTTTCTAATAAAGATAGAGAAAATGCTCCATCTAATCCTCAAGAACTAGAAGTTCACATGCAAATGGATTATAAGCAAGCTGTAGAGGTAGCTGAAGAAGAAGCTATTGAAAATGTATTAGCTAAAAATAAATATGATTTAATAAATAGAAGAGTAAACTATGACTTAACAGTTTTAGGAATTGGTGCTACAAAAACTAGTTTTAATAGGTCTGAAGGAGTTACTGTAGACTATGTAGACCCAGTTAATTTAGTATATTCATATACTGAAGATCCTAATTTTGAAGATATATACTATGTCGGTGAAGTTAAATCTATAAGTCTACCAGAACTTAAAAAAGAATTTCCTTATTTAACAGCTGATCAATTAAAGAAAATACAAGAGTATCCAGGTAATCAAGAGTACTTAAGAAACTGGAATGGTAAAGATGACAATAACAATGTACAGGTTTTATATTTTGAATATAAGACTTATGCTAACCAAGTGTTTAAAATAAAACAAACTCCAAACGGGTTAGAAAAAGCATTAGAAAAAACAGACACTTTTAATCCACCAGAGAGCGAAAACTTTAAAAAAGCATTTAGAGCTATCGAAGTTTTATACACAGGTGCTAAAATACTAGGTCATACAGAAATGTTGAAATGGGAAATGTCTGAGAATATGACAAGACCTAATTCTAATGTTGTTAAAGTAAACATGAATTATAATATATGCGCTCCTAGAATGTATAAAGGTCGCATAGATTCACTTGTATCAAGAGTTACTGGCTTTGCTGATATGATACAGCTTACACACTTAAAGCTTCAACAAGTAATGTCTAGGATAGTACCTGACGGTGTTTACTTAGATGTAGATGGCTTAGCGGAAGTTGATCTTGGAAATGGTACTAATTACAATCCACAAGAAGCATTAAATATGTATTTTCAAACTGGTTCTATTGTTGGTAGATCATTAACACAAGATGGTGATCCAAATCGTGGCAAAGTACCAATACAAGAATTACAATCATCTTCTGGTGGTCAAAAAATAAATTCACTTATAAGTACTTATCAGTATTATTTACAAATGATAAGAGATGTAACTGGGCTCAATGAAGCAAGAGATGGTAGTCAACCAGATAAAAATGCTTTAGTTGGGTTACAGAAATTAGCTGCAGCTAACAGTAACACTGCTACAAGACATATACTACAAGCTAGTTTATATTTAACTCTTAGAACGTGTGAAAATATAACTCTTAGAATAGCAGATGCACTAATGTTTCCTTTAACTAGACAAGCTTTAGAAAGTAGCATATCTAGATTTAACATGCATACACTTCAAGAACTTAGTCAAGTTAATTTATTAGATTTTGGTATATATCTTCAACTAGAACCTGATGACGAACAAAAGGCAATGCTAGAACAAAACATACAGGTAGCATTACAACAAAACCAAATATATTTAGAAGATGCTATTGATATAAGAGAAGTTAAAAACCTTAAATTAGCAAATGCTTTACTTAAACAACGTAGAAAGAAAAAGCTTAAACAAGACCAAGCTGCGCAGCAAGCAAATATTCAAGCACAAGCTCAGGCTAATGCCGAACAAGCTGAGAGAGCTGCAATGAACGAAGTTCAAAAGCAACAAGCTGTAGCTGAAACTAATATTCAATTTGAACAAGCTAAATCTCAATTTGAGATACAACGAATGGAGCAAGAAGCTGTTATTAAAAAGCAGTTGATGGAGCAAAAGTTCCAATATGACATGCAGTTAGCTCAAGCAGATATTCAAGTTACTTCAGCTAGAGAAAAAGAAATTGAAGATAGAAAAGACAAACGAACTAAATTACAAGCGACTCAACAAAGTCAAATGATTAGTCAAAGACAAAATGATTTATTACCAACTAATTTTGAAACACAAGGTGATAATGAAGCAGGAGGTTTTGGTTTACAAAACATGGGTCCTGGATAAATACCATTATTAATTATTATATTATATTATGTCAGAAGAAATAAAAGAAACTCCTACAGGTGAATTAGAACAAGGGGAGTTTAAAATAAAAAAGAAACCTAAAAAACTTGCAAATAAAAAACCGCAAGAAACTACAAAAATAGATTTATCTAAAAAAGAAGAAAAAAGTGCCATTCCAGAGTCAAGCACAACGAAGGTGGATGTACGCGAACTTTCCAAAGATGGCGGCGAAGTGGGAGAAGCACACGTCAAAGAGCCGGAAGTTACCGAAGAGAAAAAAGAAGAAACAGTAGCAACTATTACTGAGATTACTGAAGAACCTAAAGTTGAAGAAGAAGTAAAAGCTCCAGAGCCAGAACCACAACCTCAATTAGAATTACCAGAAAATATAGAAAAACTGGTTAACTTTATGAAGGAGACTGGTGGAGATATTAATGATTATGTTAGGTTAAATGCTGATTATACAAATATTGATGATACAGCATTATTAAAAGAATATTATAAACAAACTAAACCACATCTTGACCAAGACGAGATTGAATTTATTATGGAAGATAAATTTGATTACGACGAAGACATAGATGAGGATCGCGATATAAGAAAAAAGAAACTCGCGAAGAAAGAAGAAATTGCAAGAGCTAAAAACTTTTTGGAAGAGACTAAGAGTAAATATTACGACGAGATCAAGTTGAGACCGGGCGTTACTCAGGAACAACAAAAAGCTATGGAGTTCTTCAATAGATACAACAATGAACAACAGACCGTTCAAAAGCAACATGAGGAGTTTAAAAACACTACTAAAAATTATTTCACTAAAGATTTCAAAGGTTTTGAGTTTAGTTTAGGAGAAAAAAGATTTAGTTATAATGTACAAAACCCTGAAACTGTAGCTGATAATCAATCAAATTTAACAAACTTCGTTAAGACGTTCTTAGACGACAAAGGTAATGTTAAAGATTACGAAGGTTATCATAAAGTAATTTATGCTGCTAGAAATGCTGATACTATTGCAAATCATTTTTATGAGCAAGGCAAAGCCGATGCGATTAAAGATGTGACAGCAAAATCTAAAAATATAAATCAAGATGTTAGAAGTACAACTCCTGGCGACTTGTTTATAAATGGGTTAAAAGTAAAAGCAGTAAACGGTATTGATAGTTCAAGGTTGAGAGTAAAATCAAAAAAAAATAAATAAAAACTAAAAACTAAAAATTATGAGTTTTGTAACAGGCGGGAGTTTTCCTGCTTCAATTGTTCCAATGCCAAACAAAGTAGCTGTTCAAGGAAATTATATTGATTTCCAAGACGCTGCGTTTGATCAATGGACACAACAATATTTACCTGAGCTTTATGAGCAAGAGGTAGAAAGATACGGAAACAGGACATTGTCTGGTTTCTTGAGAATGGTTGGCGCTGAAATGCCAATGACGTCTGATCAAGTAATTTGGACTGAGCAAAATAGATTACACGTAGCATATGACAATGTTGCTATAGTTGCCGGTGGTGGTGGTTTTCCAGAGTGCACAGTAACAATTACTCCAGGTGCTTCTAACCCAGCTACATCTGGTATTAGAATTGGTAATACAATTTTAGTTTCTGATAACGCTACTGGTTTAGTTACTGCTAAGCTATTAGTAACAGCCTCAAATACTAGTGGATACCAATTAACATGTCATGCTTATGAAGCTAACAATTTAGCACAATTAGCAGGAGTTAATAGTGT